TCGCGCTCCTCGACGATCTCCAGCGACTCGATAAACCCGATCGTGGTGTTGCTGTCCTGGGCGCGCAGCAGGTGCGCCACGTTGATCACTCTAAACCCGCTCGACGAGCCAAAGGCCCCAAAATCCAGCGTGCGCTCCGTGCTGCCCTGTCTGAAGTGCTTGCCCGTAGACTGGCGCAGCCGGTCGAGCGCGGCCAGCCGCGACAGGCCATCGAACGAGCCGACATAGCGCCCCAAACTGGCGTCGATCGTGCCGCTGCTCCAGCCGGTGTTGGCCAGGATGTCGGGCAAAACATACGTATTGATGTCATCGCCGTAGACGCCGCCGCCCGCGTTGGTGTTGTAGTCGGCCAGCCAGCCGCAGGTCACATGCCCCAACTCCGCCAGCAGATCGTACCCAGACACTATTACGCTGGGGCGCTGCCCGGCGCGCGTGGTGACGCCGCTGATGATCGACGTGCGCGTGTAGCCATCGTCGGCGCGCAGGCGGATGTAGGCCGCGCTGGCCAGATAGTTGACCACGCGCTCATCGGTGGCGGGCAACTCGATCGAGCATTCGCCTGCCCGATCGAGCGCGCTGCCAAACGACGCGCGCAGCACATTGACCAGCGGCCCGTCGCCGATCACCGTTGAGGCGGCATCCAACAAATCGATCGTAAACATCTCACATCACCCAGGTGTCGTACCAGGTGTACGTCACCGATGTCAGGTTGCTGGCGCTCAGTACCCGGATTTGATTATCGCCGGGCAGCAAGCTTAACCACTCATTGCTATAGACCGTGCTCAAGCCGCCGTACACGCCCGCGCCGTCCAGCGTCACCCGATAGCGCTCGCTGTCGATAATGAGCGACTTGCCCGCCGTGCCCGCGCCGGTCCACTCAGTTTGAAAACGCAGCGACTCGATCGGATTATAGACGTGCTGAATCTCGATCGACGTGGCCGCCGTAGCCGTGCACACGCCCGTCGCCGTAAAATGCGCGATGGCATTGCCCGCGTTATTCAGCGTGTCGTCGCCGTCGGTGACCAGGCTATGCAGCGTCTCGCTGTACCACAGCCCGGTACGGCAGTAGAAGCGCAGCCGCACCGGCTGGTGGTGAATCTGCCCAACCCGCTCAGGCGCGGAGAGACTCACGCACTTGGCCCACGTCCAGCGGTGGCTGCCGTCGCGCATGAGCGCCCACAATTTAGACTCGCCCCGCGCCAGGGTGGCCGCCCGCAGCGCGTCCAGGGCCGTGCCCAGCGTCACCCACGGATCGGTGTAACCCGATCGATACTGGTAGCCGAAGCCGGTGATCTGCTCGAACGGGTCGAACACATAGATCAGCCACTCGCCGGTGGTGTAATTGATCTCGCCGCGCAGCGCCAGCGCGCCGTCGAATAGATAGCCGTTGCCGTCATCGTAGCCGCTGCCGCTGTCGCTGAAAACCACCATCGAGCCGGGCTTGATGTTGCCGTGCGCCAGCATGCCGGACAGACCGCCGATCGCTTCGCCGGCCACCGTGGTGTACGTCGGCTGCGGCGTTTGAGTCAGCACAAAGTCCATGTCCACGGACAGGGCCGCCACCGGATTGGCCGCGCTGCCCCGCAGATCCAGCGCGCCACCGGCCACGCCGCTGGGCCGCGCCGTGCCGGGCCGCTGCAAACGCCAGTCATCCTCCAGCATCGCGGTGGGGAATTCATACGCCCCTGCCCAGGTATCGCCGAAGCGCGCGATCTGCATCACATCACCCAGGTGTCCGACCACTCAAAGGTGGCCGTAAACGTGCCGCTCACGCCCTGCGTGCGCGTGAGGGTCAGCGTGTTATTGCCCGGCTCCAGGTAGAGCCAGAACGTTGACGGCTCCGTCAGGGTCAGCGCGGCGTAATCGTCGCTGCCGTTGCGCGTCACCGCGTAGGCCGCCGCATCGACGATCAGACTCTGCCCGGCGGCCAGCGATCCCGCCCACGCCCAGCCCTGCCCGGTGGCCGACACGGCAAACGCGGTCAGCGTCGCCACCGCCGGGACCACGGTCACTTTGACGGGCGTCCGCACGTTGCCGGCATTGGCCAGCACGTGCGCGCCGGTGGCCGTTTTGGCCTCGCTGTGCGCGGTTTCGCTGTACCACAGCCCCTCGCGCAAGCCGAAGACCACATCGACCGGGCAATGCAGCATCTGCCCCACCCGATCGGGCGCGCGCACCGACTCGACCTTAGCCCACGCCCAGCGCTTGCTGCCGTCGCGGCACAGCCCCCACAATTTGTTTTCGGCCGTAGCCGCGTTGAGCGCGGCGCGCAGCGCGTCCAGGGCCGTCTCCACGCCCGCCCAGGTGGTCGCGGTGATGACGCTGCGCCGGGTCACGCGCAGCGCGGCGATGGGGTTGGCGTCGTCGCCGAAATAATCAAACGCGCCGTCGCGGCCGCTCACCCGATCGGCCAGCGTGGGCCGCGCGGACTGCCAGTCATCCTCCAGCATGGCCGCGGGCAGCGCGTAAGCGCCCGCATACGTGCTGCCAAAGCGATCAATGATCATGGGATCACAATCCCCGCCGCGCGCGCGGTGCGGATGAAGGCTTGCGCGGCCTCCTCGCCCTGCTGGGCCGTCTGACCGGGCGCGAGGTTGATGGTGATGCCGCCCATGTTGGTAGTGTTGCCCGGCGCTGCCGGCGTCACCTCGCCCGTGCCGCCCAGGCCGTAGGCAAAGCCGCCGCCCGTGCCCATGCTGACCTGCCGCCGTTGCAGCGGCTCGATGTACAGATTGTTCACCACGCCAAAGGTGCGCGCCAAATCATTGGTCAGATTGTTGATGCCCGCGATCATGCCATTGATCGTGTCAGTGAAGTACGCCTCAATGGTGAGCACGGTCTGAACGATGGCCGTTTGTGCCGCAAAAAACGGATTGGCCAGCACGGGGGCCATCTTTTCAAACAGCGGGATCAGACTCGTTTCGACGAAGTTGACCACGCCCGCGATCGCTTGCTTGATGTCGGGCATGTGTTTCTGCGCAAACTCCACGAATTTTTGGAGCAGCGGCGTCAGAATGGGCAGCAGTTCACTGCCCAGCGTAATCATCAGTCCTTCGCCCGCCATCTGGAGATCGGCCAGGCCCTTCTTAAACGCGATCGATTTGGCGACGCCTTCCTCGCCGATCGCCAGCCCGAAGGCCTGCGCCTTGTCGGCCGCTTGTTGCAGCCCGCCGTTGGCCAGCGCGTTCATGGTGTCAGACAAATCCTTGCCGCTCTTGCCAAACAACTCCGTCATGATGCGGGTCTTATCCAGCCCGTCAGGCATGGCGGCCAGTTTGTCGGCGATGCTGGTCAGCAGCGTGGTGGCCGGGAGCAATTCGCCATTGGTGCCGCGAAAGGCGATGCCCAGATCGGTCAGCATCTTGCCGCTGGTGCTCAATTTGCCGTTGCCGTCTTTAGCGCCTTTTGCAAATTTCGCCATCTGACCGGTGATGCCGCCCACGTCGCCGCCCACACCGCGAATGGCCACGGCCAGCGCCGCGGATTCGTCGGCATTGGTGCCCAGCACGTCGCCCAGCGAATCAAGTTGATCGCCCCACTCCACTGTTTTGGCGATGCTGGCTGTCATGGCTGCACCCAGCGCGGTGACGCCCGCCACGGCTGCCCCGCCGATGACTTTGGCCACGTCGCTTGTCTTCTTGGCCGCGCCTTCCATCGCCGTGATAAACGGCCCGGTCTCGGCCACCAGTTTGACCACCATCGTGGAGAGGGTGCCCATCAGTCGTCTGTCCCTTCCGCTTCAATCCGCGCCGTCTCGATGGCATCGCGCAGCGTTGCGCCCAATACCTGCGCGGCCTCGTCGGCCTTGGCGTCAAAGGCGGGCCGCAGCCAGGGCCGCGCCACCGTGCCCGGATGCTGGATGATGCGGGTCACAATCTTTTTATTGCCCGCGTTGAACACAAAGGGTCCGCCCTTGCGCGCCCAGCGCCAGCCCGCCGGTGTGCCGTACTCCACCAGCCGCAGTTCTGCATGGCCCTTGGCCGGATAGATGCTGCCCACCACAAAGCCCTTGCGCTTGCGCACGCGCAGCGCCACTTTCTTGCCCGGCTTCTGGCTGATGGCGTTGGCGTTGGCTTCGGCGGCATTGCGGATGACGCGGCCGCCCTTGCGCACCGCGCCCACCACGGACCTCTGCACGTTCAGGCCGACATTCAGCAGGTCATTGACCAGCTGCTCCGCCCCGTCAATCTCTGCCGTGAATTTCTGTGCCATCGGTCCCGCCCAGTGCCAGCGTGATCAGCCGCGCGATGTTTAACTGCTCCTGCCACGTCTGCAACTTCTTGCGCCGCTTCGGCTCGAACTTCGGCATAAAGTCCTGCGGCGTAAATTGATCCGGCTTGCGTTTAACGTCGCGGTGCGCATTGGCGATTGTGCTGGCGATGATGCCCGCCCGCAGGTCTGCCTGGTCTTCGCCCCACGGCTCGATCTGATAATAGGCCTGCCACTCGCTGAAGAGTGTCGCGGGCAGGTGCTCCAACAGCGCATCGACATCGGCCACACCCAGCGCCAGCGCCAGTCGAAACGCAAAGCGCCGCTCGCTGCTGCCGCTCAGGCTTTTTTTTGCTGCTCCAGCGCCGCTTCGCTCAGGCCGCTCAGGCGCTGCGCCACGGCCAGCACCCGATCGAGCGCGGCCGGGCTTTTCTGGCCCAGCGCGGTGACATCGGCCTCATCGACAAACAAGCGCTGGCCTTCGTCGCCGATCATGCACAAAAACGGGATGCGGATCTGCAGCGCCAGCGTCAAGCCGCGATCCACCTCGCCGTCGGGCGTGGTGATTTGCCGCGTGACCTCCAGCCGCTCGGCGGCCGTCAGGCCGCGCACGCGGACCGTGCCGCCCCATTCCGGGACGGGCACGTCTTCATATTGCAGATCATGGACTGCCAGAATTTGAGCGCGTGTCAGTAACATCGTCACCCCTTACGCCAGCGTCGGTTTGCCGGTGATTTGCAGCGTCACGCTGCTCATCAGTTCGCCGTCCACGTTGCCGATCGGGCTGAAGCCCGTCACCAGCGCGGTGAACGACCAGGTTAGTGGCGATGCGGCCGGGAACACAATTTGGAAATTACGCTTGGTACGGCCCACCATGTCTTTGACCAGGCCAGCGCTGAAGGACTGCGTGGCATCGGCCGGCAGC